GCTGTAGGCCTCTGCGGAAAGCACCTGCATGATACCAACCGTTACCCACTTGTAGCCGCCGTTTCCGGTCTTGATCCGTCTGCGGTATTCAATGCGCTTGCGGCTCTCGGTAATTTTCAGCTCGCCGCGGGCAATCATCTTTGCTGTCCACGGTGCGCTTGTTGCCATAAAGACTGCTGCATTATAGACGATGGAGGCGTTTTCCTTGTCCGCAGCGCAGATATAGACCTCCGCATTCAGCTCGCCGTCGGCAAACAGGTGGTAGAGTCCCAGAGCGGCCGCAAGCTCGCTCTTACCGTTTTTCTTTGGGATCTCGAGATAGAGATACCAGTATTTTCGCAGCCAATTTGCGTTGATTGGAGTGGGGATCGCGTCGGTGCCCGAATCGGACACGAGCGTCCCATAGAACTCCATCAGCGCGCTGCGCTGCCAGTCGTATAGGCGAAAGAGCTGGCCGGTGTCGGTCGTCGGCAGGCGGCTGATGAAGTCGCAGACAAATTGCCCGGCACTCTTCTCAAATCGATCAGCCATTCCCAACGCCTCGGCTCAGCGCCTGCTCCTGACGGCGGCGCAGGATCTCCGAGAACTCATCTACGCCGCTGCGGTCATCACCAGCCGTGCTCGCAGCATTGACGATCGCGGTCGGGACGACAATACGGCAGCGAGAGGCGACCGAAAGCCCCATTGCTTCGGCGCACTGGCGCGCCTGCTTGAAATAAGCGCCCTGGATGCTCGTCCATTCCTTGGCGAGCTTCTCGTCGTTCTTGCTGATGGCCGCTGCCGCCTTCTTGTCGGCCTTGGTCCAGCGCTCACGGCAAAGGAAATATTGACCGAGAACATCGCGGTCGAGCTCAGCATACAGGCCGGCGCCGTTGAGCATCTCTCCGATCTCGCGGTATTCCGGCCGGAGCCGTTTTGGCAGCCACTTGGGCGGAGTGACTTCGTCTGCCGGCGGCATGTAGATCTCGCGATCACGCCGCTCATCGGCTTCAGCCTGCGTCAGGTGTTTCCGGCCATTGGCCTCCACCAGCGCCGTCGGCTGTCTCTTTCCGCTCATGTTCTCACTTCCTTCTCGTCGTTCCCCGTGGGGAAAATTTCTCGTTCGTAGGAGGCCTCGCGGTTATGGCGCACTTCGTCGAAACTTCAAAACCCCGGCCACCCCTTCGCAAGGAATCCCCGCGCGACGCTCCTGCGTCGCGCCTGAGCGCCCAAGCCTAACGCTTTGAGCCTGCGCGTCGAGGCTTCGAACGCCTACGGTTTTCGTACATTTCCCGCGCTGTCTTGCGGCTGTGGCAGCTGTGACACAGGCTCTCGAGATTGCTGCGGTCACAGAACACTGCCCAGTCGCCCTTGTGGTCGACGATGTGGTCGACGTCGGTAGCGCGGACGCGCCTGCCAGCTTTGGCACACTCTCGGCAGAATGGCTCGCGCATGAGTTGCGTCGGGCGCAGGTCCCTGCGCCACTCGTCAGTGAAGTACATCCAGCGCCAGGACTCGGCCTCAGCGCTGCGCTGTCCTGACCGCTTTGCCGGTTGATGCTTTGCGCAGTACCCGTCGCTTACCAGCTCGTAGCACCCAGGATACCGGCACGGTCGGAGGGGCTTTTTGCTCACGGGCTATCACCTCCGAGCAAAACAAAAAGCCTGCGCCGACACAAACCGCTTTCGCGGATCATGTGGCACAGGCTCTCAGGCACAGGCACTCGTCGATATTCACGATGGACTCTTTCCCGCAGATCTTGCAGTACACGGTCAACGACCGCGCCCTGGTCTCGGGATTGAGTCGGAGGACTTTCCCTCGGCCGCATCGCGGGCAGAGAAGCCATCCGTTCTTTGTGTCCAGTTTAGCAGTTTTTGCCTCAGTTTGCAATGCCTTTTCACCACTTTCTTCGCCTTGTCCGTAAATATTCATTAGGTTTCAAGAATAAGAAATCATTATCTAAAATAAAAGTACTATTTTCAGTAGGCAAGATACTTGGAGTACGAATAGAGCCCCCACTCGCTCTTTGCCTCGTTGTGTTCAAGCGGCAAGATGACCGCATCTCGCGGGACGTAGATGCGGCCAGTCTTGCTGGTCTTGACCTCTGGCAGCGGCACTTTGGGCTTGAGCGTCCGCGACGGCCCCCACGGGTGCTGCCCGACCTCTGGCCGCTCTTTTGTGAAGTATCGGGCAAGCCTACGATATCCATCTTCTTGCAGGATCTTCTTTTTTGTGTACGGCACGTCGTAGGCTTCGCCCCAATCCCACAGCCGCCTCACGAGCACCGCAGGATACTCACTGTCCCGTAAAAAGACGTGAATATGTAGGCTGTCATGCAGCCCCTCGATGCGGTAAACATAGTCAAATGGCTTACCGCTGCCCCAGCGCTTGAGGCGCTTGAGGTACGTGTTCCAGATCTGCTGCACGTCCTTCCGGCTCTCCGGCAGATTCTCCGGCGCGAACGTCAGCGAGTGGAAAACCCCGTCATAGCCAAAGAGCGCGAGCCGCAGCTCCAGCTTGTCAACTGTCGTGCGGCTCATCGCCGGCCCGCAGCGAGAGCGGATGCACTCGCCGTTCTTCCGCAGGAAACATGATCGATCCGTCGCAAAGGCCTTGACCAACGGCCCCGCCCGCTGTCTCACGATGCAGTACTCATCCATACAGGTGGCTCCCCAGCATACCGGCGACGGTGCCGGTCATGTCGCCCTCAACAACGGTCTTATCCAGATGCTCATAGTATGTACGGATAAACTCCTCAAGCAGATCGTAATACAACACCGCATGCGGCAAATTGCCATCCACCAGCGTTGCGCACCGCGCTGCATCGTTCCTGTCGCAGCCAAGGCTCATCAGCAGCTTAATCATACGTCTTCTTTTCATTCGGCGCACCCCAGTTTTCTCTTCACCCACGCCCACAGATTCCGCCACGGATGATCCGACAGCCATCTGCAGACTGTTGCGAGATGCACGGACGACTCTTGCTCACATGTCAAATCATGCCGCAGCACTGCCATTTCACTGTTCGCCCTTCCCAGCGCCGCCTCAGTATCAGCAAGCTTCGTGCGCAGGTCCTTGTTTTCTGCAATCGCCGCATTCCTTTGATTGGTCATCGTCTCAACATTTACGCGCTCACGGCGCAGCTCATCAGCGTCTTCCTTTATCCTTTTGCGCTGTACCTCTGTAACGTTGAAGGCGTTGTTAAACCGCCCATGCCAGTATTCTGCATTACCCGTTGCGTCTCGCGCTTGATCGCGCAACTCATTTTTCTCGGCAACACACTTGGCAAGCGCGTCGTTCTGTTCTTCAATTCGTTTACTTAGCGCGGCGATCTCCTCGTTGGCCCCTGCATTGGCCTGCCACGCCGTTTCCAACATGTTGAGCATTTGTTCCTTCGTGGTCTTCTTCAGGTTGATTTTTTGCATGTCGATCTCCTTCCATCGTCATCTGTTGATACTCGTCGACGCGCTCGACCTTGACCACGTGCACGCCGCCGTACTTTTCAAAGTCCATTGCCACTTTTTCCTTAATCCCCTGCGGATCGGCGTCATCCGGTGCATCCAGCGCCAGCGTCACCAAAAGTCTCATTCTTTACCGCCTTTCAGCCGATAGTTCTTTCGGCGTCATCATTCCTTTGACTCAGTGTTGACGCCAAGCGCGTCCAATGCGCGACCGATAGATCTCCACGTATCGAGGCTAACAACGGCACTGTCAACGACAATCGCACGGATGATCTCAGCAGACACCTGTGGCTTTGTATTTTCGGCAACTCGCTTCGCCCACCCTGCACCAGTCACATCGCGATAGGCACACAATCTGCCAAAGATTTCCTTTTTTTCGGCTGCGCCAATCCCACGGGCTTGTAACGCAGGCTTTTTCGCTTGCTGTTTCTTCGGCAGCTCAATTTCTTTCGCCATCGCCTCAGCGCTTAATTCGGGTGCTGGTTCCCCCTGCTCGTTGCCGTCCTCTCCGCACTCGACTCTGATGCTGCCAAGCTTCGGGAATCTCTCAACGGTGTAGCTTACGTCGGCACCGAGGATCAGGACGCCATCCCGCAGCCCTCGCTTAATATATTCAAGACATTTATCAACATCATCGATACAGCGCGGAACGCGGATAACAAGCACATTGGTCATCTGTTCCATTCTCACACCTCCGGCCCATTCGGCAGCGGCATCCAGTGTGTGATTTTTCCGTCCTCAAGATCCTCCTCGATCCAATCATCGCACATGGCCGTCCCCATCAAGATATGTCCATCCCGGTAACTAACCAAGATATCCATGCACTGATCCGGCAGCCGTTCCGTCACCGGCACCCACTTCTCCCGCTCCTGCAGCACTGCGATCTCTTCGGCGTAGCGCGCGCAGCGGTCAGTCAGCTTCTCGATCAGATCCGCAGCCTCACGCACGATTCGACAACCGTGGATGCCGCAGTCGTGTTCGCGCCCGCAGCCCAAACAGGCCAGCGAGCCCGTTTCTACTTTTAAGCGCCGCAGCGCAGCCAAAATATCTTCTGTTCTCATTTCGTTCTCCTCGGCCCATAGCCTAATCGTTTGATCTCCGGGTAGCGCTCCGCAAACGGGTAAAACTGGTTGTCCCCGATATAACTGCGCGTCGCCCGGTCAAGTCGCTCCTGGTAGACGTCCGACTCGTCGGTGCTTTGCATCGCCGGAAAATAGACGTCATACGTCTCGCCCCACTTTTCCGCGAGGCGGCTGAGGCGATCATAGCCCCAGCCGAAGTCCTCATGCATCGTGATCAGCAGCGTGTCCAGCATGTACTGCTTCATTGTCCGCTGCATCACGTCCAACAGCAGCTGCGTTCTCGCGTCTCTCTGCTGCAAATACCCTGATCGCTTCATTTGCCATCCTGGACGATGGCAATGCCATCATAGTCTTGCTTTTTCCATATCGCTGAGTCCGGAAGCATCCCCGCTGATAACGCCAACCGAAAAACCTCTGCTACA